ATTGATTGTGACCGTCATACTCAAGATGAGATGGATACAATGGTGAATGAAGGTAAATTCTTCATTTGGTATGATGGCGAAAAGTTTAAAATGAGCCGTGCCATGAACTCTTTGGTAACAACAAGCCAAGGAAAACTAGAAGGATATCAAACAATTAAAATTGTAGATATTATGGATATGATTTATGACGATATCAGAAAAACCGCACAAGATTCTTACATTGGTAAATACACAAATGATTACGAGAATAAATGTTTGTTAATTAGTGCGATTTTAGGATACTTTAAACAATTAGAAAATGAACGATTGCTACAAAAAGATTACTCTACATGTGAAATTGATTGTGAAGCAGTTCGAACATACCAATTATCCCATGGCTTATTCACAAAAGAAGAATTAGCAAAAATGAGTGATGATGAAGTTAAAAAATTGGATACTAAGAAAATTGTATTCTTAAAAGCAAAAGTAAGACCGCTTGATGCAATGGAAGATATCCAATTACCAATTAATATTTAATAGGAGGAACACATGGAGAATTTTGCAGCGCAACAGGTAATGACAGGCTCTCATGGGCAAGTATGGTTAGATGGTTCTTTGGTGTCACAAGCTACCGCAGTTAAAGCTACAATTAAATTAAGCAAAGAAGAAGTTAAAAAAGCCAAAACAATGAGTAAACAATATAAATATGTTGGTTATGAAGGTACAGGCAGTTTAACTATGAACAAAGTATCTTCTTTGATGATTAGTAAAATGGCTGAAAACCTAAAAAAAGGTAAAGCTACTGTGTGCCAATTGGTAATTCAATTAGATGATCCTGATGCAAAAGGTGTAGAAACTGTAACGTTGTATGATGTTACATTCGATTCTTTAGACCTTGCAAACTGGAAAGTAGGCGCACTTGTAGAAGAATCTGTAGACTTTACATTTACAGAGTTTGACGTGATTGATAAAGTGGAGGACTAATAGATGAGCAATATCATTGATAAATTAATGGAAAAAGACTTAGATACATTGAAAGAGGTATCTAAAAAAGACTTAGAAATTACTCGATTATCTGAGGTTTTTAATGAACCATTTACTGTAACTGTAAAAGAAATTAGTTACAAACGTATTGCAGACCTTCGCATGTTGGCTACTGAAGACGGTAATGCTGATGAAAGTCAATTTTTACAGTTTGTCGTAACTGAAGGTATTGTTTCTCCAGACTTCGGAGCTAAAGAATTATTACAAAAATTTCAAGTACCATCTAAACAGGCATTGTTTACAAAGTTATTTAAAGCCGGTGAATTAGAGTTAATTGCACGTGAAGTATTAGCTCTATCTGGATATGGCGATAAAGCTATTAAAAAAGTAATTAATGAAGTAAAAAACTAATATATTCCGATGGTGATGTAAATCTTGCCTATTACATGTATGTCAATCATGATGTAATGCCATCGGAATTTCATAAAATGGGGCACGGAGAACGTATAGTCCTCCGTGCTTTTATGATGCAAGAAATTAAGGACAGAAAGGAGGCGAATAAAAATGAGTGAAGTAATTGATTTGGTGATGCGATTACATGATGGTGTAACATCCGTATTATCTGGAATTAATTCACAAATGGCTACAACTGCTAATATGGCAGATAGGCAAGGTAGAAATCTACAAAATATAGGTAGAGGTATTAGTGGAATTGGTAACGCCTTGATGCCTGTATCCGCTGCTATCGTTGGCATGGGTGCCGCCTCTGTTAAAGCCTTTGTTGGATTTGACTCTGCAGTAACTTCTGCAGGTGCAAAAGCAGGTGCAACGCATGATGAAATGCTTAAATTAAGAGATGTTGCAAAACAGTTAGGGGCAGACTTCCCGATAAGTGCAACACAAGCGGCGGAGGCTATGGATGGTTTAGCTGCAAGTGGTATGAATGCTAGTCAAATTATGAGCTCATTACCATCAATTGTAGAAGCATCTGTTGCATCTGGTGAAAATTTAGAAACAACAGCAGGGATTGTATCGGGTGCATTAAATACATGGGGATTACAAGAAGGTAATGTGGCCGAGAATGCAACACGAATGGCCGATGTAATTCAAATGGCTGCAAACAAATCACGTTTAGATATGGTTGGGTTTGGTAATGCAATCCAATATGCAGGTGCTCCAGCGGCTGCATTAGGAATATCTGTAGAAGAATTATCTACATCATTAGCTATCATGAGTAATAACAATATTGAGGCATCAACGAGTGGTCGTGCATTACGAATGATGTTAAGTAGATTAATAGACCCTCCAAAAGAAGCGGCAGATGCATTACAAAAGTTAGGAATTGTTACTACAGATTCACAGGGCAAATTTATTGGTCTTGGTAAAGTGTATGATCAATTACGAACTAAAATGCAAGGACTAACTGAAGCTGAAAAATTTAAATTAGCAGGTGACATTGCGGGCACAGAATCCACATCTGCATTACTTGCCGTATTGAATACTACAAAAGAAGCATACGATGATATGCGTAGTTCAATGGATTCTGCAACAGGTTCATCTAAAGCACAAGCAGATATTATGAAGAAAACACTGCTAGGGTCATTCAAGGATTTAGAAAGTAAAGTAGAGGCATTAGCCATAAGCTTTGCAGATGTATTGCAGCCTAGGGTACAAAAGGTGGCTGACACAATCGGCAATTTAGCAAAATACTTTACTGATTTAAGTCCAGCAATTAAAAATACAGCAATTGATGTTGGTATAAGCATTGTAGGGTTTACTGCTTTTACAAAAATACTAGGGCCTATTACAAGTGGTATTGGCTCTTTGATGCGGACATATGCAAATATTGGGAAAGTATTAAGAGGGCAAAGCATTAATAATAAGCTGTTAGAAGTATCAGTAAAAGGGATTGCAAGAGCATTTAGTAGTATTGGTAGCGTAGCTATGAGGGTATTACCAATTATAGGTAGATTAATACCATTAGTTCTTACTGGACCTGTAGGGATTGCGATAGGTGTAATTGCTTTATTAGGTCTAGCAATTTATAAAAACTTTGATAAGGTAAAACCAGTATTAGAAGGTATAGGACAATCCTTTATAGGCTTTGTGGGCATCATAAAAGGTGCAGTTAGCCGAATTGTTACGGCTTTACAGCCAATAGTATCGAAAGTAGCTGATGCTTTTGGAAAACTAATTAGTCAAGTGGCTACATCATTTGGTAGGATTTATCAACTAATGTCACCTTTTCTCAATATTATTTTTACTGTTGTAAGTAAGGTAGCTAAAGTATTGATTGGTGGACCGCTTGCAGTAGCATTAGGGGCATTAGTAGTAGGGTTTAATGTAGCTATTGCAGGAATTACAGGGATACTAACATTTGCATTAACTGTAGTTGAAGGTGTTGTAAATGGAATTACAACTGTATTAAGTGGTATTACAGACTTTCTTGTAGGCGTATTTACAGGGAATTGGAGTATGGCATGGAATGGTATCGTTCAAATCTTTGAGGGGATTGTAATGCCAATCCAAAGTATATTTGATGGAGTTATTGCAGGTATTAAAGCATCAATTAATAGTTTGATTTCGGCGGTCAACGGCATTTCAGTAGACATTCCAGACTGGGTACCGGGTGTTGGTGGTTCACACTTTGGACCATTAAATATCCCTTTGCTATATTCTGGTACTGATAACTGGAAAGGTGGACCTGCCATGATTCATGATCGTGGGGCTGAAATAGTAAATCTACCAAGTGGCGCACAAGTAATACCTCATGCACAATCATTAAATTCTGCATATAATCAAGGGAAACGTAGTTCATCTGGTAATAGCATTAATGTAAATATAGCTAATCTTAATGTTCGTAACGATGGAAAATCTGTAGAAGAATTAACATTCGAAATTGCAGAGCAAATTCATTACCAATTACAAAAACGTTCTATCAATAGAATGGAGGGAGCTGTATAATGTCATTTTTTGATGCAATTATGAGCTTCTTTGGAGGCAAAGGAATACCACAGGGATGTAAGTTTACATTATCCTGTGCAGGTCAAAATATTATATTGCCAGTAACGCCAGCTTCATTTAAGGTGGGACGGACATATAATAATAGCACTTTGAATATCAATGCTATTGGTGAAATTAATATGTTGGGGAAAAGAGGCCTTCAGACACTATCCTTTGAAGGCTTTTTTCCTGCACAAAAATATGAGTGGTCTGAAACAAACGAAACAAATCCTTATAATCTAGTAAGGAAAATTGATGGATTTGCTACAAGTGGTAAACCTTGTAAGATTTCAATTTCTAATACATCAATTTCGATGTATTGTACAATTGAGTCATTTAATCATGATGAGCATGATGGTACGAGTGATGTATATTATGAGATGACACTCAAAGAATATAGATACATAAAACCAACATCAGAGATTAAAAATGATACGACAGGATTACATAGTAGAATCGCAGAAGCTCCAGAAGAGCAAGCTGTAACATCATATCCACAAGAACATTTCATGGATACAGCAAATAAGGCCGTATCAAAAATAATGCCAATAGCTGAACAAGGTAAAAAGGCATTAAACATGTATAAGATGATGGTTAAGGCTGGAAAAAGCCCAATTGGTGCAGTTTTAAAAGTATCTAAGCGGTCATTAAAAATGAATGGTAAGGAGTGGCCACTATGATTACACTAATAGAACATATTAATGAAAAGGATGAAAGAGTAGATATTACACATCTTATTTCTAAGTTCACATGGAGCGGTGATAGAGAAGAAGCTGC